TTCCGTCTTTGTCTTTATATTTCAGTTTCATATCTGGAAAATATCTATGTACTTTTTTATCTACTGGTGATACATAAGGAACCCAAAATTCTTCACTTTGATATGAAATTATATTTTCAGTTAAATCGCAATAATGAAACATTTTGAGTTCATAGGAACTACGGTATACAATATTTGTTGGGTCTCCATTATACTTTTCGGGATTCTTTGGTTTGAACTTTCCCTGTTTGTAATTTTTATTTGCGGACATACATAGTATATAATCCTTATTCATATATTTAGATGGCTTCAAATGATGCTATTGGTAGTTTATATGTTAATATTCCAGAAATACAAACTATTTTTGGTGGTCTTTCATTAACTAGTCAATTTAAAGTATCTTTACTTTTGGGTGACCCAACACCATTAACTGCTCATTTGACTAAGTGTGGTTTATTGGGGACAGAAAAACAAAAAAACTATGATTTTCTTTGTGCCGAAGCAACACTTCCCGGTTCTACTTTTGATATGGGTGAGGAATATGGAAGTCGTCAGGGTATAATTGAAAGATTTCCAACTCGTAGAATTTATAGTGATTTTAATTTAACTTTTTATGTAGATTCGGATTATAATGTAGTTCGTTTATTCGAAGAATGGATGAATTATATTGACCCACTTTATTCTAAAGAGTCGAAATATTCAGGTTCATCAACAGGACAATCAGATTCAAAATATAGAGATAATAATAATTATTTTAGATTTAGTTATCCAAATACTTATAAAAAAAATATTGCAATAACAAAATTTGAAAGAGATTTTATTAAAAATCCAAATAATAAAAATTCAAAACCCAAAGGTCCAATTTCGATGACTTATTTTTTTACTGATGCATTTCCTACAAATCTTACAGCACTTCCATTATCTTATGAGGGAAGTACTATAACAAAAACAACAGTCAATTTTAGTTATAGTCGTTACACTGTAACTAAAAATAATACCAGAAAATAAAGATAAATAACATTACTGAAAATATATAAAATGCCTTTACCAAAAATTTCAACACCACAATATGAATTGATTTTACCTTCTACCGAAAAGGCAATCAAATATCGTCCATTTCTTGTAAAAGAAGAAAAAATATTACTTTTAGCACTTGAAAGTCAAGATACAAAACAAATTACAAATGCAATTAAGCAAGTATTGAAAGATTGTATTTTGTCTAAAGGTATTAAAGTAGAAGAACTACCTACTTTTGATATTGAATATATTTTTCTAAATGTTCGTGGAAAATCTGTTGGAGAAAGTGTTGATTTAATTATTACTTGTAGTGATGATGGTGTAACTGAAGTTCCAGTTACGATTTATATTGATGAAATACAAGTTCAAAGAAACGAAAAACATACAACTAATATTCGTCTTGATGATAAATTGACTTTAAAAATGAAATATCCATCTCTTAATCAATTTATTAAATCTAATTTTGATTTTAGCGAAGAGCAGACAGTTTCAAATATTGATAAATCTTTTGATATTATTTCATCTTGTATGGATATTGTTTTTACACAGGACGAAAGTTGGGCAGCAGCAGATTGTACACCAAAAGAATTAAAGGATTGGATTGAAACTTTAACGGCACAACAATTTAAAGAAATTGAAACATTCTTTGAAACAATGCCGAAACTTGCACATACTATTAAAGTGACTAATCCAAATACAAAAGTAGAGAACGAAGTTACGTTGGAGGGTTTAACCAGTTTTTTCGGCTGATTATGGCTCATATGGATTTGGAGTCATATTTTAAACTTAACTTTTCTTTAATGCAATATCATAAATGGTCTCTTACTGAAATTTGTGAAATGGTTCCTTGGGAACGAGACATATACGTCACATTACTTCAGCAACATATAGAAGAAGAAAATCTCAAACAACAATCAAATGGCTCTTAGTTCTGCTATTAATCCCGATACTATTATAGGAACAAAGAAAACTAATCTTTTGAGTGCGCAGAATTTTATTTCTGGTGGTTCTTCGGTAGGTGCAGGTGTACTTGGGTCAGCAGCAAACAAGATTGTTAATTTTCAAAGAGCAGGAGTTCAACCATCACCAGTAGATATTAGTAGTATTGTAAAAACAATATCTACTGGCGTAGTTAGTAATTTTAACAATCAAGCACAGACAATTAATAATTCAGTTACAAATATTATTAGCAAATCTATTGGTAATTTTTCAAAAGATTATCAAGACCGAATTAAAAAAGTTGATGAAGCAAAACCGACAGGTGTACTTCAGAAGATTTTAGGTCTTTATAGAGATGTAATAGGATTTATTCAATTTTTTGGAAAAAGAAAATTTGTAGAAGGTCTAAGAGATAATTTAAAAGCACTTCAAAAATCATTTACTGATAGTTTTGAAGTTGCAAAACTTATCCGTCAAGTAATTATTAAAATTGTAAAACAATTATCAAATCTTCCAAAAACAAATCTATCTGGTGGTGGGGGCATTGATTTAGATGTTAATGTTCCTGGTGGTGGATTGAAGAAATCTGCCCCAAGAGGTCTTAATAGAAGAATGGGAAAGGGAGGAATGCTTGCACTTGGTGCTGGTGCACTTGGATTGGGTGCTGCTGGTGCTGCTGCTGCAACAAATGCTCTTTCCGATAGTGATGCAATACAACCTGGAAGTTCTGCACCAGAAATACCTGGAAATTTACTTGATGGTTTGACTGCTGTTATTGATAGATTTTCAAAAGCAATTGATAGTTTAGTTAAGGGAAGTTCTGGTAAGAAATCGTCTGGGTCTTCTTCTGGGGGTGGTGGCGGAAGTGCTGGAAAGGTAGAAAAATCAAAGGAAACTCCTGGTGATACTTCTGGTGCTGGTAGTGTTGTAAGTTCTGCTCCAGGAGATGAAAAACTCGGAGCATTTGTTGCATCTATGGAAGCAGCTTCTCCAGAAAATGCTTCTGATGCGATGCAAGTGATGTTGAATCGTTCAGCATCTGGAAAATACGGCAAAGGATTGTCTGGTGTTTTATCTGGATATGATCAATTTTCTCCAATATCTGCTGCAATTTATGGAAAAAGTGCGGATAAGAATGCTCAAGCAACATATGGCCCAATTGCAGCAAAATTACCAGGAAACACACCACAAGAAAAATTCAAATATTTACAAAGTGAGGCTTCTAAACCTGATGGATTGAATAAACTTCAACAAATTTTTGGTGGAGGTAGTGCTAGCGTTGCTGCTACAGTTTTAAATGATCCTAAGTACTTGGCTGCTTCACGTAAGAATGTAAAAAATGCTCAAAATTTTTATGGAGGACCGAAAGCAAATGCTTCGGACATACAATTTAGACCTGGGGGAAATAATTTTTACAACTTTACTGGTCCAGTAGGAACTTTAGGGACACAACCAACGGGAACCACATCACCACTACAAGCAGCACCAGGAACACAAGCACAAGTAGCACAAAGAGTATCAACTGTCTCTCAACCAGCACAACAAAAACCTCAAATAAACTACCTTCCAATTGATATGAGCGGCGGAGGGCAACAGGCACAACAACAACCATCAGGTGGCGGAGGTATTTCTGCTCCTCCTTCACCACAACAAAAAGGACCTACTCAACCATTTTTACCACCATCAAATCCGAATAACTTTTTAACATTATATTCAAGAATGGTTTATAATATTGTGGACGGATAATGGCTAAATTACTTTCTTCTCCACTTGTTTCTGCTTCTAATAATATTGTTCTTTTTGCAAAAGGAACAAAAACTTTACCTAAGGTACAAAAAGAATTAGTTCAATTTAATCAATTTTTGCAACTCAAAACTGTTGAACTTGAAAAACTTAAACTTCCAGAAAAGAAAAAAATAAAAGAACTTGCAAATTTGAATATTGCATCATCATTTGGGTCTCCTGGTAGATTATTGAGTAAATTAGCAAGTGGTGCTCTTGATGTTGCTGGGTTCTTGGGAAATATGTTTCCTGCAAAAGGAAAAACAGGGAAACCAGGAAGATTACCGAAAAGAATAAAAGCACCAAAACCAATAGCAAGTGGAACAAAATTAAAACTTGGTGGAATAAGAGCAGTAGGAGTTGTAAATGCATTATTTGCTGGACTTGATTTTGCGACTGGATTGCAAGAAGGCGAAAGTGTAGGAAAAGCAGCAGCAGGTGCTGGTGGTTCTCTTGCTGGAAGTTTACTTGGTGGTGCAATCGGACAAGCACTTATTC